ACTAAATGCCACACAAAACGTGACTGTTGGCGGGACTTTGACATCGAATGGTTCACTAAATGCCACACAAAACGTGACTGTTGGCGGGACTTTGACATCGAATGGTCCACTAAATGCCACACAAAACGTGACTGTTCGCGGGACTTTGACATCGAATGGTGACATAATAGATTTTTGGCAGTCCTCGTCTGACAATCGTCACGTAGGATCTTTAGTAAAAAAAAGTGATGCTGGTATAGATGGTTATTATGCTGGAATAGAAATGCGAGGAGCCTTAGGTAACGCCCGTGGTGAACTTGATTTGAGTGTTCGTGGGGGTGAATATTATGACCAGCTCAACACTGAACGGGATATGGTGTCAGTTCGTTATGACCGGGTAATGATGTGTCATAATAAAATATACGGAACCACTGGCTATCCTGTATTAGCACTCGGTCCCGGTGCAGACAATTTTAGTACAGGTTTTGTACTGTCTGTTTCAGGAACAGTGCGATTAAATGGCGAGTGTCGTTTTGGAAACGGTCTAGGGAGTGTGTTGGCTTTTGACGATGATGAAGGATATGGGCCGATCGACGGTGTAGTTGAGGGTACTGGCAGTCAGAGCCTGTACAACTTTACAGCAGGTCACGACACATACCTTGTAGATGATGTTCCAATGGAACAGTTTGATGGATTTATAATATCGTCTACCGGTAAATCATTACGGTATACCCGCAACTATGAATATTTGATGTTTACAACCTTATCTACGTGTAAAGAAGATACCGCGTGTGCTGGTGTGTATTATTATCTGGATCCGTCAAGTTACTCCACGGATCCTGATGTAAACTCCGAATACGTGGAAGACATCGATATGAATGGAGTGTATGAGAGGAGTAGATATACGCAAATTACAAACAAGAAGATAGTGAAGCGTCCCGATATCAATGGGCGGTGTATCTCTATTGGCGAGGGTACAATATGGGTATGTGAAGAAAATGGCTCTATTTCAAACGGAGACTACATCACAACGTCATCAATACCAGGCATTGGTATGCGTCAAGATAGTTCACAGTTACACAACTATACCGTCGCAAAAGCATATACAGACTGTGACTTTAATCTACTCATAGAGGTATATTCCGTTCCAAAAACGGAGGAGATTATAACCACTGAAACGCGTAAAAAGATAATTACGACAACGATAAGTGAGTCCTATGAGGAGATGGTTGATACGAGTGGAAATCTAGAGATTCCGGTCACGGATTCCTCGGGAAATCCGTTGAGAGATTCTTCCGGTAATCCTATATTTAAAACGCAGTGGTTTAGTAACATAAATAAAAAGGTCACAAAATATAGAAATAAGGAAATCAAAAAGGTGATACCAATACATAAAAAAATCCCTCTGGTAAATGAAGATGGTACGTTTCTTACATTTCAGGATATTACAGAATATGAAATGGAAACCATAACTATATCAAATGAAGAACCCATTATGAACGAAGACGGAACACCTATGATGGTAGATGTATCGGAAGAAGCGTATATTCGCAAGTGGGTTATGGTGTATGATGATAAATATATAGTATATAATGACTCTGAATATACCAATGTATATTGTACATATCCGTATGATTTTTCTACGCACAACCCTGATATGATAGGTAAGACATTCCGATGTGCACGTATTGGTTGTACGTATCACTGTGGTTAATCGTAGTGGTGTAAATAGAGGATACGCATGTCATTCAATCCAGGAAGGAAAACTACCGACGAAGCGGCATACGCAGACAAATATCAGCGCCAGCGAGGCCCGGGGTCTTACCAGTACGAGTCCCCGTATCCAACCCAGCCAACAGCGTTCCCGATGGATTCCTGGATCCGCCCACAGACATCGGGAGCACCCCTCAGCCGGCGTTTTCAGCCGGTGGATGTTGAGAGCGATATGCGGGGCATCGGACGGCCATCCAACCGAGCACCCAGTGAGGCGACTACGCTTGCTGCGGACACCCGTGTGGCAACTGGTTCCGCGGTGGGTCACGGTGGGCATCACCTACCAGGAAAGAATCCGGTGGATGTGGATGTTGCGGATGGTGGAACACGGTGGGCTGGATACCTCCAAGGTGCCGTGGTAGGAGTTGTAGACCACATAGACGTACCCCATCTCAGGACAACCCACGGTCGTCTCACACACCCAGCGATGGCCCTAAAAGGTGTTGGCCTGAATCGTTTTGATCCCGTGCTGCTTCATAACCCAGCAGAAAAGGCGTTTACGCCCTTTGACCGTGTCGTTAGCACGCGCCTCGTGAGCAAGGACCAGTGGCGCCTTCCTGCGTGCTCTCTCCACCGATTGAAGCTGATGTCGCATACCACCGGTTCGGATAACATTTCTCGGCCGGTGTACACGCACCCTAAAATACCCGGCGATACTTCTGCATGTGTCAAGCAGAGGGCTGAGGCGGTAGCGAGGTACACCTCCAAGGCGGCCGACCACGTCGCATCACCCCCGTGCAACAAGGTACCCCGTGCTTTCTTGCCGATGGATAGGAATGGGTGCTACGGGGGGTCAACGCAATCACAAATGTCAAGACACTACGCCCAGCAGATTGTTACACGGGACCCCGTGCCTTCTTGTGGCTGAAAAATAGGAACATCACAACAGATGGAAGCGGTTGTGATTGGACTTGTGCTCGGTTCGGGATATCTTTTGTCCCATAACGAACAAACCAAAAAGTCAAAGGGTAAATCAACTACCAAGCGCGCTGGGCCAGGCGTTGGTTCAGAGGCAAAGGGTGGTGGGAGCGCCCTAGCGATGGGAAGAAGCACGACGGGACCAGATTCGGGAGATTCTTACCCATCAACGTTTCATACGACCCCCGTAAGCGGGTCACGGATTACACGGTCTAAGAAATCGGCACGCGGCCGCCCGGATGCCGCTGGGTATCACACCAATATGTTTCCCTTCTTTGGGTCAACCATCAAGCAAAATACAGACCCCGATGCGAACAAGCAGATTCTTGATTTTATGGTCGGCGCGGGGAGTTTGGACATCGGAAAGCGCGAGGTTCCCCAGATGTTCAACCGTGAGCAGGAAACGATCGGCACACCGTTTGGGGCGCCAAACCAGCTGGAAGAACAGCGGTCTCATTTTTCGGGGTCGCGTCTCCGACAGAACGAACTCCCATTTGAGCAGATCCGGTCGGGCCCTGGCCTAAACGACGGATATACGAACATACCCAGCGGGGGCGTCCAGCAGGCATCCTCACGTGAAGTCGCCCTTCGCAGGTACAAGACCGTAGACGAGCTCCGACCCGGAAACGACCCCAAGGTCCAGTACGCGGGTGTTACGATGAACCCAGCAGCCCATATCAAGTCACGAGGTAATATCGGAGAGGTAAAGCATCGCAACCCAGACCGCTTTTACATCAACAAGAACGGCGAGCGCAACCTGGTCACAACTGGACAGGTATACAAGACGAGGGTATACCCACAGCCCGTGGACCGCGCCGTAAACCGCCCGACCACAACCCGCGAATACTTCGGGACCCAGAAGTCGGCAGATACGCACCATTCGTACGTCCGACCAGCAATCAAGGAGTCGCACCGCATGCCGTCCCAGACTCTCCCACCAGGCCCATCGGTCTACGCGCACGCGGGTGGTGCGGCCGGAAGCGGAGCGGGTGGTAATCCAGCAGGAGGGGACTTTGGTCGGGATGGATACCAGGCACTACCAAACCAGCGGACGATTACGGGTTCGCGTTCAAAACTGGGTCCAGCAGGTGGTTCGGGTGTGACGGTTCAGGCAGGACCCAATCATTACCCAGATGAAGCACGGTTCAGCCGCAAGATGTACTTTGAGGGTGCGGCTCGGGAGTTTGGTAATATGCAGAGCACATACCCGAAGGGTCTCCCGTCTAAGGACCCGAATGATATCGCGAGGGGTACGATACGCGAGCAGACGGAGGATAATGATTACATCGGCATCGCCGCCCCAGCGAATACGGTTGACGCAACGCGCCTGCGCACAGACTACGAGGCTGCTGACACGATGACCACCCGCGAGCAGACGGGCGAGACCAACTGGGTTGCCCCCGGCAAGGCGGATGTATCGTGGGAGCGCAACCAAGACGCAGAACGCAATATGCGACAGAACAAGTCTAAAGAGCGTGTATCCAGGGGGCGTAAGCCAGCGCCACAGGGGGTGAAAATCTCTTCGGGGAAGCAGTCGGTGCGCATCAAGTCTAGAAAGATCGAGAGCGACTATTTCAACCAGTACGAACGGGCACCAACAGACCTCCACCGGGTGACCACGAACCGTTCCGTTCTTGGGAAAACCCAGATACGCCCCCGCCAGGGCGAAGAAGTCCACCTGGAAAGAGCAGACCCATCCTATCTCCACCCCCTGCGGAGCAACCCGTACGTGCTAAGTGTTGCCGGTCGTCCACCCAGCGTAAACCAGCCGAAAGTGTCGGTATGACACCGTATGAGGACCACAGCCACTTAAAACACCCGTGTGTATACTAAGGTAATGAACACGACACCTCTTTCGGAGCTCTCACGGCCACGAACACTTGATGACGTAGTCGGTCAAGAAGAAGCCATCCTGAAACTTCGTGGGTATCTCGATGCTCCCGATGAGACGCCGCATATGATATTATCAGGTCCCCCGGGGTGTGGTAAAACATCTACAATCCTTGCCTGGTCACGATACGTGTACGGCCCTAAACATTCTGATATAGGAAGGTCAGTGGGCAACAGTTATCCCGTCAGGATGCTCAATATGAGCGCTCTACGGAGTGTAAAAGACGTGTTGAATCGGATCCACGAGACCTGCCAGTATATACACGATACGTCTAGGTCAAAGGCATCTCGTGGTATTATCATATGTGATGAAGCAGATTCTTTAACAGCAGAGTCTCAAGAAGTACTGGTATACTGCATGCGGAAGTACCGAGAGCGATGGATTTTCACTCTGGTGATGAACTACCCGTCTCGTATGGGTGAGCGAGTATGGAACGAATGTGTGCATATTCCGTTTCTTCCCCTAAAGGAAATCCAACCCATTGTGGAAAGCACCATACGTAACGCGAAACTGGGAAGGAAGATTCCTAAGAAACACATATCAACACTCATGGATGTCTACAGTGGGGATCTGCGGCGCATCCTGAACGCATCCCAGGGGGTGAACCATATGGGTGAGGGATTTATTCCAGAATGGAAACGATGGACCTCTGTGTCGGTTCGTGACAAGACACCCTCGGGTGTGTATCAACATCTCCACGAGAAATGTCACCAGGATGGGGGGGCAGAAGAGAATCGCGTCTATCTGGGTCTAGCGCTCGCGCTTCATCGGCCCGGGTCGCTCCGCCCCATACTCGCCGCAATCCAAGAGCATCACTGCGATTGAATGGGTAATGCGCGTTTTTTAAAATACGTAGATATGGAAGGGGTACTCTTGGAAGCAAAGCGTGAATATACAGAGCAAGTAGTCTCAAAGATTACGCGCCCTTTATACGATGAGATATATGCGATCTGGCAGAAATCTCTGGATGAGAACGGGAAATCACCGATGCGTCACTTTCAGGACCTTCTAGAGAACATCGCAGAACTCAGCGAGAAGGATATGCTATTCATCACGGACAGGTGCATAGAAAAGTCTGGGTGCGCCTATTTTGGTGACCTGGTCACTGCTATCTTTGTCGCGCACACGCGGGTCCTGCTGTCGGTCCGCAAGGAGATGGTTGCTGACGGATATCGGTTACAGGTACCTACTCCGAATCGGTTCCTCCGCGCGTGCGTAGTATGTTGTGCGAGGGAGTTTTGGAAGTCACCGTATCTATTTTACCAGAACGAACACGATAATAAGATCACCAAGATTCAGGTACAAAAGAATCTACGAGAAGCAGAAACGATCATTCAGGGGGCGATTCGGTCTACGATACGGGGGTTGCTCCCATTGAAGGACGTGCTGGATGCAGCGATCGAGCGCAGCGACCTTGGAGATATTGTTGTGGAAGATGATACCGTTCTATCCTTGCCGAGTGATACCATTGACACCCATCCAGTAGAAGATAGGCCAACAGAAGATAAGCCAGAAGAAGATAAGCCAGAAGAGGATAAGCCAGAAGAGGATACGCCAACAGAAGATAAGCCAACAAAAGATAAGCCAACAGAAGATAAGCCAACAGAAGATAAGCCAACAGAAGATAAGCCAACAGCAGAGGACACGCCTGGTGAAGACAAGCCAGTAGAAGACACCACCGAGGATACGCCAATAGAAGACAAGCAATCAACCGATTCCCCACTGGACGATATACTCAGTTCCATTCAATCCAGCACTGGTGTACCGGATATACCAACATACGAGGACGCTGACATACCCAAGGTGGATAGTGCACCGGAGTCATATACGATAGAAATCAAGGGTCCACCAGATGACGATATCCTACTGAACTCTGTGAGTGACGCGATATCCCTAGACGAGGATACGGATGTTACGATTGAAGCAGAGGAACTATGATGGTAGCAATGAACAGGATGTATAACTTTGTGATTTCTATAGCCGCGGGAATTCTAGCATGTGTCGCGTACTGGATAGACCATACGATGGTCAACCCAGAAACGAAGACAGAACCGATTTGTCAGAAGACGCTCGGAAAACTCTTCTGTGGTGGTGCTGCGGTTGCGTACGCAACAATCACAGTGATGGGATCTCACGGGACCGCAAACGTAGCAGCGGCTGCTACACCCGGAAGCGACACAATCCAAGATGTGATTGACACAATCAAGACCGGACAGCCTTCTTTTTGAGGAGTATAGGCTCCTCTTCTGACGGAGATACGAACTCATACACTTTGGTATTTCTACTGGGTAACTCGGCTGTTTTAAACACGGCAAACACATCATTTGTGAGTTCCTTTGATGGTACCGCGTTATCGCAGTATTTCGCGATGTGCTTGTAAAGACCAAACCCCTGAAAGCGGTCTTCCCCGTTGCGATTCCATAGAATATTCTTCCCACGGTTGTCCATCAGCCATCGGTAGAGCATCTTCTGTACATCCGTCTCGGGCTCATCGAGGGGGTCACAGGAACCCTCCACGATACTGCACGCCAGGCGGGGCAGGTCAAACGACGGATTCGGAGCGACGACTGGTTGGTCCGCGTGATAATACGGGGGGTAGTTATATTGTCCACCCGCGTCGTTTTTGAAATCAAACGCATCTGACAAAAACTCTCTCCCCTGGTGTTCCACGAACGATCTTCCAAAATCAATAATCTTAATCACCCTTCCATACGTAGGAACTCGGAATACCGCACCATCGACACGATACCACAGGAACTCATCTTCCGTAGACACCCACATAATGTTGTTTGTATGAAGGTCGTTGTGTACAAATCGGGCCTCCTTCTGCGCGACGGCAAGGCTAAACACGACCTGATACAAGATGGATTTCCAGTGTTCTTCCGTGATTTCAGGATTATCTAGGAGTGTATCAACCGGTCCTTCTAGGTTTTCATAGATAGATGACTGTATGGGCATATTGGGTATAATTGCGTAAAACCTCCCACCGTCATCGTCGGTCTCGTCTGATTCATCCGTATCGTAGCCGCTTTCATCGTCTTCACTCTCACTGTCTTCGCTGTCGTTATCTTCGCTGTCGTTATCTTCGCTCTCGTCTCCGATAGAAACAGGTCGAGACGCCTGATTGTCGCTACCAGAATCGTTCTCATTCGAGGCGTCTTCTTCATCTGTCATTTCTTCCTCGTCGTCCTCAAATGGTTCGCTCTGTGCATCATCGCTCAGGTTCTTTATGGCACCAATCCCCGGTAGAACGGTCACTTCCACAAGTTCATCGTCGCCTGGATGCGTAGTTTTCGGTGGTTCGGTATTCTGTTTGAACTCTTCACACAATACCTCGGGTGTCTCGGCAATATCCTTCATGTCTTCCGTAAACCCAAAGATGTCGTCACCAATCGTTATCTTATGACTCTTCTTACCGCTCTTTGCTCCGTCAACAATGGAATCACGTATGGTCTCCACCTGGAAACGCTCACCCATCCCCCGGTGAAACCACGCCATGTTTCGGATGCTATAAAAATCATCGGTGATATCTACTCGCAGAGCGGGGGCAATGGATGTGAAATGACCATACATCTTTGAAAACCCCGGGCACTTGCCAGCGTCAACCAGGCGAGACATCGCGTACCCGGTTATACAGTCTACGTACCCCTGGTTGTTAGGATTGGATACCTTGCTCGCGGTGTTTGTATTCTCCAGGTCACGAGATGGGAGGCACGCATCCATCCCCGTTGGGACGTATGTACCCTTCATCATCCCGATTACATCAAGAACCGGCACCGATTTAATGTGGGCCCTAACGGTGTCTTGTCCTGAATCCCCGTTTGCGATAGTAAGATGTACCTTTTGATGACACGGGGTGTTTGATTGTGTTTCTGTGTTGGCTGTATCGTCGTCACCCGGCAACATACCGCCCCCAGAGACAGAGAGTATACTATGGTTTGTCCGCATAGAGTATCGCTTCCGCAACAAATCAAATGTCAGTGGGGTATTCTTCACATCCATACCGGGGAAAAAGAACTGGCCATTCATGTATCCAAGCAACCGTAAGTCTTCCCAGAACGTGCTCTCACGTGGGAGGTCTTGGAGTTCTGTTATCAAATGAGACATTGTATTTCCTGGTGTTTCACAGGGTTTCCTGTGTAAAGAATCAACGCGTTGTGACATAGGAATAGATTGTTGGTTTTAAAAATAGACAATGAGCCTGCATCTCAAAAAGTTTGATATGCGTCGTATCGCGGATGATAGCACAGTGGTAATGTTGGGAAAGAGAAATACGGGTAAATCCGTTTTGGTGCGTGACCTGTTATTTTACAAGAAGTATATGCCGGTTGGTACGGTTATCTCTGCTACGGAAAGCGCGAACAAGTTTTACCAAGACCACGTACCACCCACACTGATTCACGAAGAGTTTTCACCCGACCTCATCCGGGGATTCTTAGCGAGGCAAAAAAAGATCGTGGGTAAAATGGGAGAAGACGAAACACGTACCGGAAAGGGTCGATCAAAGATTGACCCCAAGGCATTCCTGATCCTAGACGATTGTCTGTTCGATAACACCTGGTCTAGAACAAAGGAGATGCGGTATGTATTTATGAATGGCAGACATCTTAAGATTTTATCAATCATTACGATGCAGTACCCGCTGGGAGTACCCCCCACACTTCGTACCAATATTGACTATGTGTTTATTCTTCGCGAAAACGTCCTCTCAAACCGTAAGCGTATTTTTGAGCAGTACGCGGGGATGTTTCCTTCGTTTGATATGTTCTGTCAGATTATGGACCAGTGTACCGAGAACTACGAGTGCCTGGTGATCCACAATGGCGCAAAGAGTAATAAGATTGAAGACCAGGTATTCTGGTACAAGGCGGACCTTCACCCACCGTTCAAACTGTGTACACCAGAGGTATGGCGTCAAGCCGCTGCTGCCGGAAACAAGATTCATTCTGCTGGGTGGCTTGGTGACGACCAGTCATCAAACATACGAGAGTCTAGACCAAAGGGATCAGGAGGACGCGTGACCGTAAACCGTGGGGTTACAAACTTTTAAGAATCCCCGAACCGGTTGACCCGAATCCACCCACGCCCCGGTTCGTAGTATCATACTCATCAAACTCTCTCGTGCTCATCTGTGTAAATGCAGGTGTCTCGATGCGTTCAAATACAATCTGAGCAACACGCATCCCATAGTGGAATATTGCAGTATCCGTTCCATTGTTAATGAGCAGGACCTTTAACTCACCCCGATAATCCTGATCGATAACCCCCGCCCCGATATCAATGCTGTCACGAACCGCCAATCCAGAACGGGGTGCGATTCGCCCATATATACCGCGCGGAATACGCATGCGAACACCTGTTCCTACAAGCCGCCTCTCCTTCGGTGGAATGTGTACTTCCTCTTCGTGTAAATACAAGTCATACCCAGCAGCACCAGCACTGCCCTTCGCTGGCATCTTTGCAAGCCTATCAACGAGTGTAATATGGACGTCGGACATTCTTTAATAAAGAATGCGCGATATATTAAGTGATTCTACTCATCGGACGTATTGCGATCGTTTAGTTCCTCAGTGACCTTGGACGGGTTCACGGGAATGCGGTCTGCGTCCATCTCGGCCATGATCTCGCGCGCCTCCGTGATGTCACGAACATTCTGTGATGATGCGGCATCTGATGCCTCTGTACGAACATCACCCGTGTCTGCGACAGCAGCCCGTGCTGCATCAATCTTGCGCTTCTTCTCGGCATCGAACAGCTCGTTCTTAAGCTCCTGCTTCTCCTTGTGGCTCTTCATCAGCTCGTTGAGCTCCTTCTCCGCATACTCCTGGTCCTCGATGCTGTGCGGGTTCGGGTCCCACGGCAGCCAGTACCCAACCTGTCCAACAAACACATCGTGTGCCGAATCCTCCTTCTGAAGCTTCTTTGCACGAGCGCACGCTTCCTTATGAGTGCTGTATGTTCCGCGCACCTTGACACCCCGGATGCTGGTTCGGAACTCGTTCTTTGCGTGGAACTCATCCTCGAGTTCTTGCTCCTTGTTAAACATAAACTCCTTGTACGCATCCTCGATGTTTTCCTTGCTCGCGACATCCGCTCGGTTCTTCTCGACGTACTCGCGGAATGACTCGAATACGTTTGTAAGGTTGACCTTGGACTCGGACATCTTTTCGGTAAGGACCTCTGTAAGATGCGTTTTCAAATCTGCGGTATCCACTGTGCCAGACACGTCTGCTAGTGCCGACTCGACCTCATTCACAACACACTCTGCAGCGTACTTCACGGACAAATCAAGAGCCGTGTTCTGACGGTCCCCGAACCTTGCGAGGAACTTTTCAAGCATATCATACCGAATCTTCGCATCATAGAACTTCATAAACCTCTGGAAAAAGTACAGCTCCTTCTTCTCGATAACCTTCTCCGGGCTCAAGAACGACAGGCACACAAACTCCTGACCACGAATCGTGGCATCTACGTTCAAAAAATCCTCTTCCTTCTCGTTCAACTCGCGGACACGCTGACTGGACATCTTCTCAGACATTAATATTTTCGTATGCGATATAAACGTATCGTTGTCTTAGGCTACCGCCCAGTGTTTTGTCTTTGTGATTTTTCTGTGAGACATTGTATAGAGTACCTAAATATGATGTCATTTGACCTGAATGAAATTATTACACGCCTCGTGAAGTATCTCGTAGAGGGTCTTGCGGTTGGTTTCGCGGCTGTCTTGATTCCCCGCAAGGGGCGTCTGGATATGGAGGAGATCATCCTTATTGGCCTTGTTGCGGCGGCCGCGTTTGCGGTTCTGGACCTGTTTGCTCCCTCGGTTGGATACACCGCTCGTCAGGGTGCTGGGTTCGGTCTTGGCGCGAACCTTGTCGGGTTCCCCGCGTAAGCACGAACCAATCGCCTGTTTTTGTCGTGTATTTCACGACGTAAATAGACAATTATGAGTTTTACAATTACACCATTGGCTCTTGCGAGAATATACCATAAGAACATGCTCATGTATAAAAATGCCGATGATATAACGGACGTCTCGCTGCGAAAGGTAGTACAAAAACTAAAGGGAATCCGAGAGTGGGAATCACCGACCGACCCAGTCCAGAAATCCTATGTAGAGATACAAAAACAGCTGATCCAGACAATCATCGGTATCCAATCCACGATTGATTCTTCCTCGAACTAGTTGGTGGTCTATTGGTTTTTACCTCCTTGTTTGCGCCGCTGTGTGCGTCCCTGTGTGCGCCCTTGTTGACGTCCTTGTTTGCGCCCTGGTCTCTCGTCCCTGTCTCTGTCCCTCGCGGTGCTCTTTTTACGGGTGTGGGCCCGCATTCCTTTCTCGATGCGATCAGGGACCTTACATACCGAGCAATGAAACGACCACTTGCGGTCATCATCCCGAAGCTTCCTCCAGACACCCATTGTATGCACGCCCTTTGTCTCGATGCGCTTAAAGTTGGTATAGTTGTCATCAAGGTACCAAGCAACTTCTTTGACAGACGGGTGCTGGATATCGTCTACCACAAGAAGACCTCCCTCCCGAAGGAGCATCGCACCATAAAACACATCAACCAGCGTATAATCGTACAGGTGCATACCGTCCACAAATACAAGGTCAAATGACCCCTCGCCGTATGTTTCGAGGGCCTGGGGGAGTGCCACGTGACTCTTTTTTTGTACAAGACGGACCATCGGAAGTGTCCCCGCCTGGTGTACGTTAAAAACACCAAGCCCCTGCCACCCTTTTTCGTTTTCAGCAACCCCCGTATGGGGACCCATCTGGTATGGGTCAATCGCCACGTGGATAGCCCCCTTTGCACGAAGGTCTTCTGCTCTTCTAACGGTGGCTTCATCAGGAGAGGATACCTTAAGGGCCAAGGACTTGCTCCCAATGGTATGCGTTTTCCCGGACGAAGGGAATGATGCTGGGTCAAGTTCTGTAAAATCACGTGGGTCTGCGGGTGGTGTGCCTTTCAACTCGGAGTCGTCGCGTTTTGAATAACGATCAAGCACACCCTGTGTAAGATACAGTGCAGAAGTACCACCCGCACAACCAACTTCTAGCGTACGATACATTGGGTCCTTTTCATCCGTAACCAGACGATAAAGAAGATTCCCTTCGTGGGGATTGATGTTTGCTTCCACGCGCTGGACCTCGCCCGTCCCATCCACCAAGAAGGTGTGTTTATCTATTTTTTGGCTGTATAGACGCTGTATGATCGGGTTGGGATACGCGATTTCTCTTGTACGCCTAGCCGATGCCATCTATTTATGAGAGATATGTTCTGCTTCAGATCGACCTATGGAATGGCCAGTCAAGGTCTACGCATATCTTCTGCCAGACTTTGTCCATCTCGTAGAGTTTCTCACGGGATTTTAAGAGCGTAAAACTTGCGAGAAACTCTGTTTTACCCAGGATACGACAAAACTTGTTCAGAACGTATGAATAACTCAAAAAGTTCTTCCTCCAGGACGGACAGTGTTTCATAAACGGCGTCTGAATGGCCCTGAACATTTCTCGCAGTTTTTCTTCTGTTTCCGGGGTGAGCCTAGGCGGCGGGATTCCATTGAGGCGGTTAATGATGTGAGGGATGTGTTCGTAGTATTTATTCAGCCCCAGACGCTTGAGAATCTCCCGCAGTTTTGTCGGTTTCAGGTTGGAGATATTCCGCCGTCTTTCCTTGCGGAACTCCAGGATAATCTTATCATATACATCGCTTGGGATATCAGTGGTTTCCTTCGCCTGGAACTGAGCCAACCACTCGTTGAAATGGTTAATCTTCCTGTAGTTGAAGTATGACGTATCCTTGTTCTGGTCCTTAATACCCGGTAGGTCAACGTCTACAAGAACACGGTCTTCCCATCCACAGTGTTCACAGAATATAATCGCATCACTCGGGACAATTGTCGTATTTTTCCCACACTCCGGACATTCTCTGAATTTATGATTTTGTTGACGATAAAACTCAGGAATATAATCTTTTTGTATATTTGATTTATATCTTTCATACAAATCGCTCTTTTTCATATCATTCACCTCCATATTATGAAACGACTTGTCAATCACATTTGGGGTTTCCCCGGTGTTTTTAGAAGGACTGTACAGCATCCCTAGAATAGAATCCTTATCGGGTACAATACGGTCGGTGTGATTTGCACTTCTCTCTGGGTGGTCTGAATCTGGCCTGTCTGTGATATCAAAGTATCGCATCAGCAGTTCTCCGTTATCTAGATAATATTTAGTCAACCCGGACTCATCCAATGTATCCTTTTGCTTTTGATGAATGCTTACCATTGTTTCACGATTCTGGGAGACGTTTGCCTTCCGAACCTGCCGGATCTGAAACCCTTTTGACCGCCGCATGATTCTTTGTGTATTTACTCTATCAGAACTTAAGTCAAAAATACCTGAAAAGTACCTGAAAAGTACCTGAAAAGCACGTTTCTGAAAAAAATATTACACGTATGGTATAGTTTAAAATGGGTGGTGGTCTTATGCAGCTTGTAGCTTATGGTGCTCAGGATATGTATCTCACGGGTAACCCGGAGATCACCTTCTTCAAGGTAATCTACCGTCGTCACACCAACTTTGCCATCGAGTCTATCGAGCAGACCTTCAATGGCGCCCCCACGTTTGGTCGCCAGAACGTGACGTGCCAGGTCTCGCGCAACGGTGACCTTATCTGGAAGACGTACGTGCAGGCGACTCTTCCCCAGGTTGATATCACAAACATGGGTCTGGCGGCGGCGGACCTCTCGGAGGCCAACTTCCGCTGGCTCAACTGGCCCGGCCACAATCTCATCCAGAAGGTAAAGCTGGAGATTGGTGGTCAGAAGATCGACGAGCAGTACGGTGACTGGATGCACATCTGGAACGAGCTGTCTCTCCCCTCCGGCAAGCAGCGTGGTTACGCCCGTATGATCGGTAACGTGCCCGAGCTCGTGAACCTTCTTGAGGCCGGTGGTGAGGGCTGTGACGACACCTGTGCCGCGGATGGTGACTCTTTCCCCGTTGAGTCTACCGCCACTCGCAAGTGTGCCCCTGCCTACACCCTGTACATCCCCCTTGAGTTCTTCTACTGCCGCAACCCCGGACTTGCTCTCCCCCTCATCGCCCTCCAGTACCACGAGGTTAAGATCCAGGTCGACTTTGCCCCCGTAGAGGATATGTGCTGGTCCAATAACGCGTCCATCACAAACTACGTGCGCCAGCAGGGTCTCCAGGCTTGCTCGCTCTTTGTTGACTACATCTACCTCGACACCGATGAGCGCCGCAAGTTCGCCCAGCACTCGCACGAGTACCTCATCGAGCAGCTCCAGTTCACCGGCGAGGAGTCTGTCACGGCCACCGCCAACCAGATCCGCATGAACTTCAACCACCCCGTGAAGTTCCTCACCTGGGTTGTCCAGCGTGACGATTTCGTCGGCTGCAACGATGACGCCGTGAACTCGTACCACGGCAAGCAGCCCTTCAACTACTCCGATTCGTGGGACCGCGCCGTCCTTGAGTCTGGCTACTCCCACACCCTCGTGGAGGGCCTCGCCGGTAACAACCCTGTCGTGTCTGCTCTCATGAAGCTCAACGGCCACGACCGCTTCCAGGAGCGCCGCGGTAACTACTTCAACTGGGTACAGCCTTACCAGCACTTCACCAACGTGCCCGCTATTGGTGTCAACACGTACTCCTTCGCCGTCGCCCCCGAGGACCACCAGCCGTCTGGCACGTGCAACTTCTCGCGCATTGATAACGCCACCCTTCAGCTCCACCTCACTCCCCGCACGGTGAACTGCGACACATGCACGTCTGCCAAGGTGCGTATCTATGCCGTGAACTACAACGTCCTCCGGGTTATGTCCGGTATGGGCGGGCTGGCATATTCTAACTAGTTACATTCCTGTCATATATGGTCTTGTCATGTGTATCACATACACATTACAACCTGCTCTTCACACACCCATCTTGTTCATTATAAATTGATACCGTTATGTACATTACACCATTCCACATATAAGTTGAATAACGCCATAGTTACCCCCACTTTACACACCCATCCCATTCATACTTCGGACTAAGGAGGGCTTGCTTGAATACACTATCACACTAAAATGCCAACCAAAGAAATACTGAATGCACGCAAACTGATTCGTTTACAACAAATCACAGATGGTAAAACAGAGTGGCTCCGTATACGTTGTAATATTAACTATCCTAAAGACACGTTCTTAACGAAATCAAAGGGATATCGTCTAAAATGTAAAACGTGTTCAGAGAAAGAAACTGCTGCGAGCATTAAATACCGTAAAACTCACGCTGAAAAGTTTGCTACAAACTCACGCTTTTATGAAGAACGTCGCAAGAAAAAACGCCAAGAAGTAATTCAAAAACACAGAGAAATGGTATCGTCGGGGTGTGATACGGTTGTATGTACTAAATGTAAGGAACATAAACCGATTGATTCCTTTAGAAGCCATACTCGTAAAATTACATCACATTGTTACGAATGCCGTCAATATCAACACATTATAGAATATAGACGAGGACCAGATACTCGTGAACGTCGTCTACGACAGGTATCTCGTTCAGCCTCACACTACCTTTCAAGCAAATACTGTGCTTACCGTGCGGCAGATATGCGTAAACACTTTTGCGAATCCAAAGAAGAGTTTGAATATTTACTACCACGAAAAATCGCATATCATTTGATGAGTGTACCTTGTACATATTGTGGGTTTTATGAACCTGGTAAAATTGGTCTTGATAGGGTAGACCCTATCGGTGCACATACGCTTGGGAATGTGGTATCTTGTTGTGAAACCTGTAATGTTGCAAAAAACAACCTCACTTTGAAACAGTTTGTTACACATATTGAACGTATACATAATCATCTACAGAAAACACTCCATCTTTACCTGGTTTAACCCGGTCTGTTTACTCCGCCCGCGTCATCCGGAATCCTTTGCCACCATTTTCGCACATGTTTTCAAACATATGCGAAAATATAAAACAATCGTGTGTATTCGACACGATAGACTCCTAGCAAACATTTACAGAGTATCTTGTACCGGTGGTTCTCTTTTCGCGGCTGGTCCTGGTATTACTAAATCTCCCTGGCGTATATTGTTGTAAACGAGCGGATTTTGTGAAGGGATAATCATTGCAAACACCTTCTTCTGTCTCTTCTTTCTTTGGAGGTGTTTCTTCTGCAACCGCATCATATATACCCGATGTTGGTCCTCGGTGAGAACCGGTCTATCTACTGGGCTGATAGCACCCCTTCGGATAAGATTTCGTCTTATACAATACGCGCACGATAGAACCAGAACTACGAAACAAACGCCACAGCCAACCCCAACCAGTAGGATATTCACCTGTGTGTTGTTCATCTTAGCAATGTCACTGAATGTACATACCGTTATTGTGCAAGTGCTGGACTCAATTCCTCTGCGTGTACTGGTTTAAGAATCATACCTCTTTACAAACTGCCTACCCTTTATATATTCCATGATGTGACCGGTCGTTTCGTTTCGGAGTGTAAACACTGGATACCGACGAGACCCTCTCGCATTACGAAACTTTGAAAAGATTCTAAACCGCACGAGCTCTTCATCGGTCATGTGTGGTTTGTTTTGGAGTGACCGGTATTGTTTAGCGGCATATACAATATCAATCACTGATTTCTCAGACAGACACTCGTCGTTCAACGAACGCACACGCTGAGCGTCTCGTAGATACTTTAAGATTCCATTCGCATCATCTTCCCACACCCAGAAGGCACACAGATACGATAGCCACGATACACTCCGTGTGGTATCGTCGTCTGATGTCATCCGAGCACCATTCCCGATTGTGTTATCTTCTATGAATAGAAGCAAGTGTCGGCGCGATATCTGATTCCCCATCTATTACTACCTCCCTTAGAAATGTTCGATACCCAGAACTTGGGCGTGTGTTATGGAGGTCTTTTGTGCGCATTTCCACAATTTGTCCCGATTTATCACTATATGCAACCTTGCGGATCCCAAACGTTTTCATTGCATTTGTACAGTGTTTACACGGCAGTGATTCCTTTAAGATACCATCGGTTCCCATTCGGATAACAAGCAGTGTCAGGTGTTTAAGTCGTTTGCGGATGCTTCTCTCCTTCTACACATTTCAGACGTCGGGTATACCGGAACAGAACATCCATCTCTGCGTGAAACGAACAAGGTGAGCCGTGTTGGAAAGACGCACAGCGAGTACGGTAGTGATTGTACCCACTCTCTACAACCCTTCCACCTCGGCCTAGGAGAACCGCGCCGTGATATTTGCCCGCGGGTCTGTCTACCTTCTTTCCACACATTTCAACACATCGGGTAAGACCGTTTACCATTGGTAGTAACGATTCGTATAGTATGTGAATCGGTAAGTAACGGATACTTGGTCTCAATTTCGGGCTACGTTAATACAACCAAGGATTCCTTGGTATATTAACATTGAACGGAGTTACAACGCAAGTTACAACACGAGATGGATCGTGCTCTCTTTTTGAATATTGTAGTCGTTCAGTGTCCGACCATCTTCCAACTGTTTTCCTGCAAAAATCAGTCGATGCTGGTCAGGAGGAATCCCTTCCTTGTCCTGTATCTTTGTCTTTACATCCGTTATCGTATCACTACTCTCTACATCAATCGTAATCGTCTTTCCAGTGAGTGTCTTTATAAAAATCTGCATCTTACTATCTTATGGCGACAGAAGGAGGCTTTTAGTGATGGGGTGAGTTCGGTGGGGCGCAGCTGGGGAGATATTACAAAACAATATGCCCACGAGCTGGTTCATCCATCGCGGGGTATGACACCTGACGATGCAGAGAAGGAACTCTATAAATCAATCTTTATTGAATGTTATGGTAAACATGCTACCAGCATACTCCCATACTACTGGATGCCCAAATGGGTTTCTGATAAGATTACCGACCCGAGCGCAAGAGTGCTTCAATGTTATGAGAATCCAAGCGCACCATCCCCGGTTCCGTATCACACGCTGTTAACTAGGATATCCGGCGTAAGCCAATCTTGGTAAGTACGGGGTCTCAACCGAGTCGTAGTTTAAAAAATCGCATAGACTCAATCATCGTGGTAATTCCAACACACGTGACCACGAGCCGTCCAGCACATCCTCTCCACAATGTTTTACCGTGCCCCTTGTGCCTACCCGTTTCATATAGGTTGCAAATGATTTGATGATATGACAGGTCTCTGTGGATAGACTGTTTTGCGATACGAACCACATCAAAAGGATGTGACGCAATCACACCGATGCTTACCCCAATCGCCGTGGTTACAATCGGATGACGTTTATTACACACCAATCGTCCCTCGGAGACTCCAAATAATCCACAGGCAAAGATTAGATTGCGAGCATACATGGGTGTGATTCCAGATGGGCGAGCACGTATAGGTATCTGTTCTGCTCTTGCGGTCTTCCACGACTGAAATGGTCCTTCTACAAGCGTCTGTAGTGCAGCAGAGAGAGGAGAATATTCCCACCACCGAAGACCTTTTGTAACCGCATAGTCTTTTGTGCCGATAAACGCTGTTCGACTGGGTATCATCCCCAGTAACTGGATCCCAAAACCCGGATACAACCCACGAATACCTCTCCACAGCGTCGTACGGTTTACATATCGGATACGCGTAATCTCAAGCGGGTGCGTCACAAATGCCTCTAGCGTTGCCGCACACGTATATGGTAGTATGTCGTGAATCATCTGACGTTTATATGGTTGAACCATTAATACAACACCGTTTAGGATAGAATGGACTGTGGCTATTACAACTCATTTGTGTTTGGGTGGTTCTTTACGGGGATACTCACAGGAGTTATTATGAACAATGTATGTACTACTCGACGTAAACAACGGCCATATCCGATGTATCTACCCCGCGATGAACCAGACCGTGAACCAGACCGTGAACCAGACCGTGAACCAGACCGTGAACCAGACGATGAATCTGACTGTGATATTGAATCTGATGTATCGAACGCAGCGGATATGCCAATGTTTCAGCGTGGGGACGCCGTAATCGTTTCCCTATCACCAGACCAAGAAGCACCCCTGTTGGGATGGGGTGGGGTGCGGATGGGTGACGTTGGTATGATTGTAGATACGGTTGATAACTATATTGAAAACAAGCAATGTTATCAGGTTGATTTTCCAGACCATAAAGGATGGATTGCGATGGAAACCGAACTACAGAAACGGGATACATAATGCATTATTTCAAGTAGATAGATGCTTCGGTTCATTCTTGGAGACATTACAAATATGTCCAACACTGAAACAATATTGTCGTATGCGGTTGCGGTTCTTGTGGCAGAACTCGTTATTATTTTCTTGGTGCGGCTCACGAACACCGCGTTTGCGGCAAAGGCAATCAATCGCTGGTATGACACATTCCGACTAGATGCGTTTCTTATGGACTCGGGGATCCTGATGATTGGATTCTTCCTTGCATCTTGGGCATACCCGATGCTGTTCTCGAAATGGAATCCCTTGTACTATCTCCTCTTGATTCTCGGGATACAGATTACTCACGACATATTATTCTATATCTTCGCGATACTGGGTACCCCCAAGGGTCATAATCTTGTAATGGACCTCATGCGCCACTATGCGAAGGATGTAAGTTATAATGCTATCCTCGGGGACTCGTTTATGTATCTGGTTGCCGTGCCTGTTGCGATGCTCCTTGTTGGAAATCGGTTCACAACACCATCGTTGCTTATTTCTGCCGTATTTACGATATATCCAATCTTATATATGCTGTATACGGTTCCCGTAAAGTCTTCCGCAAGACCAGACCCAGCGGTTGTGGTTGTACGGAAACGTCTGCGTGATGACGTGATGTAGAGTTAGATGTTTCGCTTATGGATTACTTTTACACCCTTTATGTTTACCCCGTGTTTCTTTAGATTCTTCTCATCTTTAAACTGGCTGATACCCCAAAACCTGGAATACGCATCCAGTGCCCACGAATGTTTCTCTGGAAAACCATCAAAGTACTTTCTTGAGACATATTTGTTATCCAGGAGAAAATACACATTCTCTTTACCAACCGCAAGCGGGTATGGTACATCATTGTTTCCAACCATAGAGTGAAACTCTTGGATTGGTTCGTCTGTGGTAAACTCCTGAACAGTATGGCCGACGAACACATATCGTTTCTTTCCCAGGTCAACTAACACCGAGTTTCCCAATCCAAATCGCGATGCCTTTCGTTTGTTTCCTGGAAAACTTGCGTACGCGTCATCTCCGGGTACGCTTTTACCAACAAGTAGTCTTTTCACGTTCGTGTATCTCTTGACGTGAATCGTATACTCGGCGTGTTTTGGTTGCTCAGCATATGGGGGTAATGATGTTGTGTAAATATCGACCACATCACCAGAAAAAGTGACCTCGAATGGTTTAGCACCATTGTCGTGTGTGTAGTATACCTTCGTTTTCTTCCGCTGTGTTTTGTTTTGTTTTTTTAACGGACGTTGTTTTCGGGGGTGTCGTTTTTGCGTTGTATTTCGGGGCATTTCTACTGATGTCGTAGTAAATACTCCGTCACAATAACGCGCTCGTTGTGGGTTAATCCGGGCATCTGGACGAGACGTACACTGGATAACTGAAAGCCGGGTGCGCTGATATCATAGAAACGGGCGATAATCTCGAGTGCCTGGGAATCTTCGATCAGCGCGCTGCTGGCTCTCGTGGTTCGCTGGATGCCCACCTCCCAGTTTGTGCGGACAACCGCAATCGTGTTATTTGTGCCTATCGTGGTTCCGGTTGGGAAGTTTCTCAGTTCCCTAGCGTGTCTCCTTTCGGGAGTCGTGTCATTTGTATTGATAACTACGGCGGATAATGGATATTCGGGAAGACCGGACATGTTGTTCTCTATTCGCTATCCGGGTTCTATTTTTACAAGAACCTCCGCGATAGGCTGTAGATGGCAACCGAATCCCTGAGCATAAGCATTGATAGTCGTTTCAGGGATAGTCCCGATACCACTACTGATTCAGAGTTTGTAATGACACTCCCGGAGCCCTATAGGAACGTGACTCGGATTGAAGTAGTATCCGCAGAGATACCGATATATTCTTACGCGTTTTCAACTGACCAAACGACGGTCCTTCAAGTTCGTCGCGGACCCAATGCGTCTGGATTGTGGTCACATTATCTCTGGGACACTGTTATTCTATCCACCGGAAACTACACGCTAAGCGGTCTTATACGCGAACTCCAAGAACGGATCGGAACATCACTTGGGTTTGCTCAGGCAGCAACAAACCCAGAGGACCAGGGATTTGTAATCAGTGGTGACCCTGAAACCGGGCGCATCCAGATGGGGATTAACTTCTCGTCTGCAGAATGGGGAACCACTACGGGATCTGGGGGGAATGACATATCATCGTACGACATCCAGTTTACACCAATAGACCTCAATGCGGCATATGCTTATGGGGGTGCGCAGGGTGAAATCATACCAGGTACGTCGTCGGCTTACCTTGATGAAATCAGAGTCTACGCTGCGGCAATACGGTCGTGGTCCACTTCACTCCCGCGGGGAACCACAACGCTACGAGATTTACTCGGATTTGCTGACTTTATTCTCTATGGCCTACCCAAGTACACCACAACCGACCATTTCGGGCTATACGGATACCCATATGTCCTCCTCCAGATAAACGATTACGACGCGATCGATCACATCACCGGGGGAAGCATCATCAAAAGCCTAGCAAAACTATCATTGGATGAGCGCGGGAATGATAACGGGCGTGAGTTTGGGGGGGGGTATGCGTTCAATCATTCGTCAGACGCGGTATCATACCCGAAGGTATTTGACCAGCCGGAAAACATTTCGCGCATTGACGTTCGCCTTCTTAGTCCCACGGGAGAGATTGTTGACCTTCTCGGTTCTCACCTGAGTTTCACCCTGCGCATCCAGCATATACGCGACTCACGGAGATACGATGCGGCAAGAGATGAGTACGTTCCGGCGGGGCCGATTACTGGATATCGCAGTCCTCCCGTGGTTTCTCGCCAAGATTCGCGCTCTAAAAAACAACATAACAGGCTGAGAAACGTACGATTTACAAAGTAGATAGGCTAGATGAATACTCCTTCTCTGACGGTTGGGACTTTCCATTATGACGGGATCGTCTCAAAGAACGGTACATCGGGGGCTGGTATTGATGCGTGGAAACAAGCTGCACAACGCGCGGGTATTCCATACACAATCCACCCGGGGAAAACAGACGCAGATATTCTGATTGGAAAGTATTATCGGGGGATTAAGGAATCAGAAGGGTATCATCCCAGTCACATATACCTAAACAATCCTATACAAGCGGTAACCCGAAAACACTCAATGTGGTATAAGATTCTCTGGCAGTTCGTGTTGTCCGTGATGTTACTCGCGGGATTCATACTTGTGATTGCGATATTCGAAGCAGTCTTGGTGTTAGTCGGGATGGGTTCTAACAAGGGGATTCGCGGATACGTTGATACTGTATTTCGGGATATCTTTGTCTTTTTAAACGGAGAGTTTGTCTCGTATCCGAAACATACGGCAGATAGACTACGGCTGCTGTTCGTGTCGGCGATAGGGATTGTTACCCTCGCGACGATGACCGCATCAACCGTCCAGGCGCTCTTATCATCGCATAGTGGTATGCTACGGTCCCTTGCGGATACCGAGGGCGATGTGTACATCGTACAAAAAGGGTCTGTCGCAGAGGTCATCACTCGCGACCTAGGAATCCGCCACGAAACTGATTCGGGTAGTTTAGATGAGATATTACGGACGATACTGGTTGGAGTTGAATATCCCCAAGAGACACGTGGTGTGATTGCGACCCGTAAAGATATCTACAAGGCCCTTCACGAAGATAGGTCTGGGTTGCGGCAAGAGTTTGAGGTTTCTCCATACGTGTTCGGTAACGCGGGGACCGTATTTATGATACGGGATGGATTACATCCATCTATGACACGACATATCAATGGTGCATTGGACACCATACATAAATCAGGGGTTGTTACTCGTAGTATCGATAAATATGCTCCAGGAACTCATCGATGACCACGACTCTTTCGACGCGTGTGCCTCTTCCTCCTGCGCGACTCATGTCGCGAGCAGTAGGAAATGGGCCTTCCATTCCTGACGGTTTGGACAAACCGACACCTTGGGGGCAAGCACGCGTATTCGGGGAGGTCTTTGCACTCACTCTGTGTACCTGCTTCTTGGAAGACTATGCTGGATAGCGTCTTCTTGTGGAACCCGACGCGTCTCCGATACAACGATAGAAAATCTTCGAGTGATTTCGCGATACGGTATGTTTCTTGGTAACGCCTCACCCTCTTTGTAAAAACCCGTGTTCGCGGTGAGTTCCGAAGGATGCCGAGTAAGATTGTTCGGAGGAATCCAAACATCATCACCTTGGATGGGTCATCTTTGTGTTTTGCGATAAGATTTGTTCGGTAATAGTTCGTAAAAAACTGGTCAACGCTTCCGTTGAGAGGATGGCTCTTTGTGAAGGACCGCATTATTCGAATCGTCTTTTCCGGTGGTGCCTTGTAGGATTCCTTTAGTTTTCTGTACAGGTGCTCGAGTTCAACATGTACCCTTGAGAGAAATACCTTGTCAACGAGAAACCATACGTCTTTGCGAACCATTTGAAACGCGTTCTATCTACACATACTATGGAATTGATCGCATATAGAGGCTAGTATGGTTAAGATACCAAACGAAATCCCCATGGCGTTCCGAATCCTTGTGATTGACGTAGAAACAACCGGCCTTCCCAAGAAGCGTGGTGCACCAGCAACCGACGTAGATAACTGGCCATATCCCGTACAGATTGCATGGGTTCTCTTTAAGTGTTCACACGCAGGCCGACCAGGGAGGATTCTTACGCGAAAGTCACACCTGATTCGTCCCGATGGATGGACCGTCCCAGCAGAGTCTAGCGCGATTCACGGGATTACGCACGATAGGGCATATTCGGAGGGTATTTCCCTGCGTGATGCGATGCAAGACGTTCAGAAACACGTTGCACGTGCGGATGCGGTATGCTGTCACAATACGGCCTTTGATATCCCCGTTCTCATATCTGCGGGTATCCGCGCGGGTATACCCCCACCCGACCAGATGATTCCTAAGAAGCCCACGATTTGTACGATGGAGATTGGAAAGCAGATATGTTGTATAATTCGTGAATACAGTGGGAAGCACGGAGTATTTCGTAAGCTCAAGCCACCTCGGTTATCAGAGTTGTACGAGCACATCTTCGAGAGGTCATTCTGTGGAAGGCTCCACGACGCATCCGAAGACTGCAGGGCTACCGTTGAGATACTGGATGTGATTATGCAAAAATATGTAAGGCTCGTGCGGGTTCATTGTCCCTCCCTGTTCCTAGTCAGAGACCTCCAGGCGGTTATGTCGTAAGTGCAGCCTTCACTGGTGCGTATGATTTTCTGTGAAGCCGGTGTACACCGTGCTGTAGCAACGCGTCCCGGTGCTGCTTTGTACAGTATCCCTTGTGTTTTGTCATCCCCCACTTCGCATCCAGCGATGGGTCGGCATCGGCGTGTGTTTTGACGTGGTTATCACGCGACGTTTTCGCGAGGATGGATGCTGCCGCAATACTACGGTCGTTCGCATCACCACCCACGATACACCGGTGGTCAATAGGGATACCCTCTTCATCTAGGTACACCGGGAACCGGTTGCCGTCTACGAGGATTTCACTCACTTCGTAGCGAATCTCCAGCCCAGAAATCGGGTCCCTATCGCGTTTTGCGTGAACAATACGTATACAGTCACGAATCGCTCGGTGCATCGCAGCAAAGGTTGCGTTTAGGATATTCTTCCTGTCAATCTCTTGTGCCGTGGATTCGCCCACTGCGTACGCGATGGAATGCTCACGAATCAGCGCCACCGCATCTTCACGTCGCTTTTCGGAGAGTTTCTTGCTGTCCCGAATGAGAAATGCCTCTTCGGGTGTCATGGTGGCATCATCTCGGAGTCGTTCAGGGAGGACTGCCGCCCCGGCAAATACACTCCCCCACGCGCAGCCACGCCCTGCTTCATCCACGCCAATCACTACGCGCTTTATACGGTGTGGTTCCATCTGTGAATTGATTTGGTAGTTCGTGTGATAGATGTATCAGATACCATCAATTTATACGCATACACCAAGCCGAATGCCGAAGCACGTGCGCCGCCCTCTTCCACCAACGCCCCCGCCCCCAAAGGTTGCGTTTGATATTCGTGAATGTGGCCACACGAGATTGCGAAGCGGGGCGTCTTATGCGGACCAGGCAACGGTCCACGATATAGCACGCGCACTACACGCGTTTAAGATTGACCTACAGCACGTGATGAATCGCATTGAGACCCGATTCGAAGACCTAGAAGAGCGCATACAAGGTATTGAGACCTCGCTTGCGAAAACGAAATGAATAAAATATTCTTACATCGTTTCTTTAGATGTGGTGGGTATTATTGGTCGTATCTATATTTTTGATCGTATTACTTACGCCAGTAACGGTCTTCCCCGAACCGTTTAGTACTTACGACGGCATACAGAGCACGCCCCCACCAGACTTGATACGCAATGGTCAAAAAGAAGAAGAGGACATTCACCGGCGAGATGTGGTATCACGGGTTAAGCCTTATATACCATAAAGATGTTCCAGCCATACAACAGACAGGACAACAATGTACCAAGCCGATACACGGGATGAGTACCCTTCAGACGCAGCCTCTCTTCCACCTCCCCCGTTCATAGCACTGGTTCTCGTGCTTGGTGTTTTGGTATGTATCGCATATGCCGTATATTATATCTTATGGGAGACGATGATTGGTACGTTTGATACACCGGGTCTTATCCAGTTGTTCCACAAGGTAATGTCATCTTCATCAGTACCCAAATCTCTTTCTGATGAAATAAGTACCGTTATCACACCACATCCCGTATCCATACTGGTTCTAGTCGTGCTTGTAGCAGGATATCCTTATTATTCCCCGTATGTATGGGCAACATCTCGCTGGCTGTGGTTGACGATTACTGGCAAACGTCTTCCCGACAGCGCCACGTCAGAGGCTTTCTTGGTGTCTCCGCCATCAGACCCTGGAATAACAGACTGGGTAATCACCCGACGTGAGCTCCTCGACAGGCTTCGCAGGAGGACATTCCGATTAAATCCACCACACGGCATCCGATGCGGAACAAGCCAGAGACGGAATGTCCCCCATTGGGAGCCATCACACAAGATGATACAGCTGTACATCCAGAGGATTGCAAACACGTACCTAACGAATACGGACACGGATACAAAGGCTTCTATGGACGCGAACGTGAACACTGCCATACGAGGATTCCGTCAGTTGTGCGAAGAACGTTCCATCCTACATGATATCATCCTACAAATGGAGGTTGACCCGACCATCCGGTACTCGTATCGTCGCGCCCGAGAATATCTCCAGCCCCTTATTGCGTTCTATGACCGCGAACATCACAACCAGCGTTCTGTTGATGACATACTCGGGATTTCACTTGGACAACGCGACCCATACAACGAGACAGAAGACAACATCCTGAACGGAAGACGACATACGCTCCCAACACAAACAAATGATGTATCCGACCTTGACAAGATGGGGATACGAGAGTTTCGTGGAGGAAATCACGCAGCGCCTATCGCGCCGCACCTACGAATGGATTCCTAGGTACTCAAGTAGATAACACATGATATTAGAGGTCGCATTTCTTGTCGTATTATTATTGATTGCGTCTCTGTACGCTGGTTATGGTGGGTTTAGAAGACAATCCCCTGAAAACACTGGACTTGAGGCGTTTGTGTCATTACGAGATGTAGACGGTAATGACGTCACCGATGCCCAGGCGATCCAGTATGCAAGAGACGCTCGTTCCGCCGGGAAATGCCCCGGAGATACCACCGACCTACGGGAAGAACGTGATAAACTCCTGCATCGCCTGACGGAGGTCCAGCAAGAAACCCACGGTGACCCCGAGAATCCAACAAAGGCGGGTATCCGCGTGGGATTAGAGCGCATGATAGCAGAGATTGATAGGGCGCTTGAGGAAGAAGGTCGTTGTGTACCACACGCCACCGTAGAAGCAATCATACGTGCCACCAAAAGAACTTTCCGCCCAAACTAGATAGATGAAGATTAGCGTGACACTGCTTGCGGTCGTTGTGATCGCTGCAATCACCCTTGGATGTGCGTGTGGGTATGGTGTGAGTGAGGGGTTTAGTTCTGGTCGCCGGTATAAATGCCGCGAATACGTGGATATGAGCAAGTACATGCTGAAAACGGAATGTCCCGCGCATCCAGATATGAGTCAGTACGTAAAAAAGTCAGAAGTACCCAAGTGCCCGCCCTGTATATGCTCGTGCCGCAAACCGTGCCGCGTTGGAAAATGCCCCCCGTGCCCTAGACCCAGATGCCCACCACAGCGACAGGCCGTGTGTGCTCCCTGCCCAGCGTGCCCGGAACCTCGTCCTTGTAGATGCCCCGAGCCAGAAGTCGTGATCAAAGAGATACGGCGTCCGAGAGGAAATATGGATAACGTGCGCCCATCAATGAGTTCATTGTACGGTATCTTTGGAGGATATTCAAACCGTTAGTAAACAACTGGGTCGTACCGCTCGTGATATTCACGAACACTACGGATTACAAGGTAGAAGGAACGTACTTGACATGGATCCAGATTTATGGGGCCCATATGGATGGAAAATGATTCACGCGGTGTCACGCATCCCGGGTATGCGTCTACATACATTCCGCAACTGGCTCTGGTCAACCGCCGCAATATTACCCTGTCGCAAATGCCGCAGTAACTTCCGACGCCACATACGGTCTAAAAAATGCGATCACGCAACAACCCCACCGATGCTCGGCATATGCTTACACCGCGAAGTCTCCCTAGACCTAAAGAAACGGACATCTAAAACATACACCGCGCAGGATTTACCATCACCGTCTGTTGCGAATATCTTCAAACCAACATTTTGGCTAGCCGTTTCCAGCAATAAAACGCGCAGGAAAACAGGACCAATACACAAGTGGTTGAAAGAAACAGAAACATTGCTCAAGAGTGTTCCTGGTAAAACATACGATAACGCAATTGCGTCACTCTCAAAACTTCGCTCGGGTGCGTTTGGACCGATACTAGTCCATACACGAGAGCATACTCGCCAGACACACCTTCGTAGTGCTGTTTTAAAGATGCTGCGCGAGATGAAGATATCAAACATTCCGGGTCAAGGAAGCATCTCGCGGATACGGGTAGTCACATCCCGTTCACACAGGGCATCTACAAAACGTCGGCACACAGAGAACCGGAAATCACGTTCAGGTACACGAAGAAGGTCTCGCGCCGTGGATTCTAGAACATCATCTGGATAATCGCACCGGAGAAAGACGACTGCAAACCACACATTTGACACGGCGGCACATCGTTCTTTTGTCAAGCAACCCTCTTCGCGCAGCCCCGTTTCCAAGTATAGTTTTTCTATCGCGGCCTCTTTACCGTATACCGCGACATCATCATTGTACTCACGGTCCATATTGGGGTGGTTACTCATAGTATGAGTATTCACTTATGAATACCTTAGAACTGCTCAATTCTTCGCTGCAACCTACAGATGAAGGCCCTTGACACACAAACGATTGGCATCCTTATTCTGTCCGCGATACTGATTTACACGGTTATCAGGTGGTCTTCCATCATCCGGTACAGAACACCAACACCATTTGAGTCGTTCGTGACCTCAAGGTCCCCACCGGATACGCGCGTGCTGATGACAGTGTACAAGGTTGACTGGTGCCCGCACTGTAAGCGGCTTAAACCCGCGATTGATACGCTACAGGGGCTACTCGCGGACCGCCCAGTTCCCGGGTGTCGATTGGAGGTGGTAGACTGTGAGAAGGACCCGAAGGGGTGTCGGGATGCTGGAGTAAAGTCCTATCCAACGATCCTAGTGAGTCGCCCTGGTCAGCTGGTTGCAACCCCTCTCCCTGCGAGTGTTGACCGTCAGGACCCGGACGCGATGTATCGTCACCTTCGTACGGTGTCTCGGGCGACCCGCTAGCTAGCTGGGTTACTTGGGTCAGCGGGGGTGGTTGGGTCTGTTGAGACTGTGTGACCGGGGGGATACTCGAGGTGGGTGGTGATGTGGATGGTTGGGTGGGCTGGTTAATGCGGTCTAGGAAATCCTTGGTGACCGTGGACCTAGAGACTTCGGTGTACCCAATAAAATCAAGTGTTTCACGGACGGACGTAGAATCCGCCTGTTCAGATAGCATCGTGGTGGGGCTAATTGGTGTAAGTATGCGAATAATCTGGTTCTTGTATCGTGGGTCTTCGCAGCATCGTAAGATGCCCCTTGTCGTGAGAGCGTTGAACGACGCGCGCAGGATGAACAGGAGATCTGGGTTCGTGGATGGTGGGTCTGGTTGTACGATCGGGGATAGCGCGATGGTGTACGGGATGTCTTCGGGTGGGACCTGACCAATCATAAGCGCATCCCAGACACCACCGTCTACGAGCACCATGTTGTTGATACGAACGGGTACAAATAGTCCGGGGATTGCCGAAGTAGCACACAGCGCATCTTCGACACGGATATCTGGCGTCTCTTGTGTCCCTAAAATAACCTGCTTACCGGACCTTACGTCTAGCGCGTTTACGGCAAACCGAACAGGATATCTCTGATACAACTCACCAAGCGTCAGCGTACTTCTGCCAGTTACACGTCTCAGGACCGAACGAATCAGCCGCCGCAGACCGTTTCCGGAATCAATACCTCCCGTATCCGCCATCGTCAGGATTCCATTCGTATGTATCCTGAAGAAAGACGCGATGGGTATGGACATTAACAGCTGGTGGATAGACGTATGGTGGATTCCAAGGACAACCAGTAGACCAACGAGACCCCCGACGCTTGTACCGTAAACCACCTCGAACTCGCGCAACTGGATACCCTGTTCTTCTAGTGCCCGAAATGCCCCTGCGTAGGTTACTCCAAGAACCCCTCCTCCGGTAAGAACCAGTGTATTTCTTGGCATTCTCTATCGTTATGCGTGGGATGCGTTATAGGGGTTAAACGAAAGAATCTTGTAAGTTGTTAGAGAAATGGCATCATCATCCGACTATCATATCGTGATCGTGAAAACAACTACAACTACATCAACAGTGGGAGGAAGCCCGACATATGAGGCGAAGAAGTACAAGCTAGAAGATGCTTTATTCAATGATGGTGGTAAACTGTCTGATGTAACCGGATCCGAAACTAGTGATGGTGTGGTTGCGGCGCTAAAGGGGGTGTTTACTGTCGCTCCTGTCGCAGGTGATAGTCCTCCTTAGTATGAATCATAATAACATACCTTGTTTTTATAGTAGATGGAGGGTTTTTCGTATAACATTTATTATGCCATACGAAAAGACAATGATAACTCGTATCATCTATATGATACCCCCAAGCCGGATATACGCGGTGAGACAAATATGGTACATATGGAAGACGATATATCTAAAACAAGGGTAAAGCCTTTGAATAAGGTTGAACTTGGGTCACACCAGTTTGTACATCTTCTAACAACACACATACCGAGTGGAGGTGCGATTCCTGGTATGTCAGGTGATTCTCATGTCCTTGCAAACTTTGGGTATACAGGTACTATGGAATGTCCTGCCGGTAGAGTCCTTGAAAAATACAAGATAAACTCAAATATTCTACAGGTTATAGACGCTACACCAAACTTCCTTAACAATCGTGTATACAAAACTATCGTTAGTGATTTAATAGAAAACGAGCCTACGCCAAAACAATATATACTAATAACTCAATTGGCTGGGACATCCGAAACTGGTGAAATCAAGACACTGGACGAATATGACTCGTTTCATGACGATGTCAATACCACGAAGGGCAACTATGAACTGATTGGGTATATATTATACGGTAAAAAACATTACACGTCCAATGTGAAACGGAACGGTAAATGGTGGGCCATCACAGATACTATTTCGTCTGGAGACGATGTGGATATGGTAAAATCTGAAGGTGAACTAAAATACGGCGGAAATGCGGTATCCAAAGATGGTAAATGGAACCCAGTAGAACACAAGGATAATGCGGTCCCATATGTCGTTCTGTACCGTAAGATAGGCGCATCCAAACCAACATTTCAGTTTAAAAACAGTAACCCATCTGTCGTCAAAAACCCAGGTAATGCCTGTTATATTCTATCTGCTATGACTCTGTTATCAAATATTCCCGAGGTCGTTGGTACTGTAATGGGTAGTAAGGCGGTATCGTACTTGGAGATTAAGCCCGCTGATCCAGTTGAGCCTGCTGATCCAGTTGAGCCTGCTGATCTGGTTGGACCCGGTGATGACGATGAGATGATTATCGCGGTTGCTCTCGCAGCGGCAGAGTCAGGAGTAAGGGGGGCTGGTGCCACTGGCTCAGCCGGAAGATCCCGAATACGTCCCCATAAATCTAATCAAACGAGAAGACGTCTGCGTGGAAACCGACGCGGGAGTTCTACGAAACGGCGTTCCTCGTCAGGCTAAGATAAGATACATTCGCAATCTGCTGGAACTATCATAGATGGACCGTCAGATTGATATTCAAGAACTATTCCAGAAAAAGGTTGAGCGCGAAGAGATGCGTCTCGCAGTGTACGACACCATCCTGGAACGAGTCCACAAGCGTATCCAGCTGGTGGCTGCCCAGGACGGCGGTACTACGTTTTCAACGTACGTCTTGCCGGAGGTAATGATCGGACAGCCCCTGTTCAAGGCAGACCAGTGTCGGTCATTTGTGATTACCAGCCTAGTCAAGAATGGGTTTCGCGTGAGATACACGCACCCAAACCTGCTGTTCATAAGCTGGGAGCACATGCGCCCCGACTTTGAAAAGGCAGAAAGGGTCATATCGGAAGAGCAGAAGGTATTAACCGACAAGGCACACGCAGAGGCTGCTGAGCAGGCACGAATGGTTCAGCACGAGCATTCCCAGCGCATCGCGCGCCGAGAACAAAATACCCACGTGGGACGTGAGAAAGCACGCACGAGGGACCTTGTAAAGGCAACCGAAGACTACATACCCAGCGCACAACTGCGAAACATATACTTCAACAAGAGACAGTAATACAGAAGTCACCGGCACCGGGCATAAGGCATACACATCGTAGTGTACTAAGATACAAAATGAGTAATCCCACCCCGGATGCTTGGCTCTGCCCGATTACATACGCAGTAATGACTGACCCAGTGGTTATGCCCGATGGACGAACATACGAGCGAGACGCAATCACCGAGTGGCTTCATATACACGGGACATCCCCCTTTACGCGCGAACCGATGCGTGAAGATGACGGGATCCCAAACATGGCTCTTCGTGAAATAATCTCAGGGACGGGACCGGAACAAATCGTTCCAACCGAGGAATCATCACCGGAGACTGTCGTAGTGACCACACGAAAGACAATCCACTGTCTTGTGGACCGGTCTGGATCGATGGGGATGCGCATCGCAACACAGGGATACGAACAGGATGGATTCACCAGGCTTGACCTCGTAAAGCATACCCTACTAACGCTTGTACACTCGCTCCCGTCTGATTACTCACTGAGCATTACTACGTTTGATTCAAGGGCAAGGACCATTATGGGAGCAACGCGGATGAACGTACAGGGTAAATCTACAGCAATCTATCGGGTAGAAACGATCGACCCAGGGAGCACAACCAATCTATGGGATGGATTTCGGCAGGTATTCACACTGTGCGAAGATGAATCCACACCAACCATCCTTGTGTTCACAGACGGACAGTCAAACCAAAACCCCCCACAGGGGATTCACAAGACCCTTCTACGATACCTGCACGACCGTAATATCCAGCCAATCATCCACACGATCGGATATAGTTATGATATAGATTCCTCATTACTCCATTCGTTGTCTAGTACATATAATGGCCTGTTTGGATTCATCCCTGACTGCACGATGATTGGTACGGTGTTTATCAATATCCTGGCAAAGGCACTTGAGATGACAGAGCAACCGATAGAGGACTCAACTGGGTATCATACTGTTCCAATGTGTAAATCACTCGTTCGATACCTTGAAAAGGAGGTGACACTGTATGACCATTCATACGCAGATTCACGACGCGACCGGCTTGCGAACATACAAGACTGGATTGAGCAGATGCCGACATCGCCGTTGTTTACCGAAGAATACAGGCAGTCCGTTCTGCGTGACATCGATCACGATGACCCGAACAAGGGTCAAATTGGAAAGGCTGTCTCGTGCGTAGAGTGGTATACCAAATGGGGCTGTCATTACCTGCGTTCGCTGCACCTGTCTCACCTTCGCGGTGTGTGTGTGAACTTTAAGGATGAATCTCTCCAGTATTATAAGAGCCCCAGGTTTACGGAACTCCAGAGCAGGATGGAATCCATCTTTGTTCTTCTCCCGTCGCCAACGCCTACGGCGGTTCCTAGTGGGCCGGCTAGTTATGGTTCTGTGATGGCACCTCCCATGAGTGGTGGTACGTCAATGCGTACGTATTATGATGACTCTGCTGGATGCTTTACGGGAGATACGCTTGTGCTCACAAAACAAGACAATGCGGTAGAATATCGCACGATATCATCTTTGAAACCCGGCGATGTTGTTGCGACCACGTCGCCCGATACGTATACCAGGGTTCGCTTCTTGGTTCATTATGAGAGACTCCATACACAAATCTGCTCTCTGAACGAGAACCTTCATATTACTAAATATCATCCAGTGAGGTCCTGTGCACCCCACGAGGCTTCTGACTGGACATTCCCGATAGATATTACAACACCCGAAGAAGATACCCTTGACCTGTATAACCTGGTCCTTACAGATGGACATATGGTCCGGTGTACTGGGTACGAGTGTGTAACACTGGGTCACCACATTGACGATGAAACCGCTGGGCACGCATACTTTGGTACAGACCGTATTGTGGAAGATATTGCTGAAGAAAGTATGAAGCAGAGTGGTAATGGTATCTTTGGTATCGTCAATATCAACCGGCTTCGCGTGATTCGAAACGACGAGAGTGGTCTTATTGAAAGATATGTATTCAACGAGTCGGAGTAGGTTGTTTTGTTTATGTGCGGTCCAGTATGCGGATGTTCTTGATGAGGTCAGCACCCTCTGGTATACGGGTGTTGTATTCCCCTAATGGATGAAAATGTACCATCATCTTCATCGCAAGGAGCACAAACAGCCCCACCGCAATAAACAGACCGGTTTCCATAAATGGGAATGAATTTAGTGTATTCCGGTTAGTGGTTTCACCGTGCCTTGTCTGGAGCATCTCTCGTACATCATCTCGTATGCGCAAAATCTGCCGCATCATCTTTTTATCCTCCGGTGTCCGTGGTTGTGGTTGTGATTCAATAGGAACCGGAGTCTTGCGCGTCGGTTCTCCTGGAAGATTTGCTGATAGGCGCGGGTGTGGTGATGGAGATACCGACCTGGACATCATAGACGACTCACCGGAATCACTCCGGTAATCGTCCTCGTCTAGGAACGAAACGGGTGAACCACCCCCGTTTGAAATCGGTCGCTCTGGTCTAATAAATACATCTCGTTCGCCCATTGTGGATGACACGTATCCTTCTTCGGAACCCATTACAATCGTGTGACCCCCGTCACTGCTGGTTGTTGGTGAAGGCGACGGTGATGGCGAAGGCGACGGTGATGGAGAATACGCATTACGATTCTTATATCCACGTGATGTTCGGTAGCGGTCTCTCGGTGTTTCCCATGCGTCCTCAAGTGTAGAATACGAACAACTCATATTGATGCCGTACTCCTCTAACCGCGATGGTGACTTTTTTTAATCATTCACACACATAGAATATTACGATGAATAAGGTTGTAAATGGGATGGTTGGTCGGATGATGAAAACCGCGAACAGCACTGTCAGGATGCTTGTAAAATCCATAGGCCAAACGCCGGTCCAACTCGTTCTCGGTATGGTGATTGTGGTATATATTGCATTCTTAGAATCTGACAAGGAGAGTGTTCTATCGATCTTGATGAGCAACCCGATGGGGCGTCTTCTTATACTGGGATTCCTATCACTGTTGGCGATAGCGGCTCCCCCGGTTGCGGTGCTGTTTGCGGTTCTGATTGTAATGTCATACTCACGGTCGGACACTGAAATGGTCCTTCGCCAGGAGAAAGGAAACCACCAAGAAGGGTTCTGGGTAGATGACGCGAGTGATTCAAAGGATACTGACAAGGAAGACGCGGGCGACGATGATACAAAAGACAGTGACAAGAGCAAAAATAGTTCGATGAAATCATCTGAACACGCAGACCTCCTAAACCAGCTCACGTCTGCGATGAAGACGTTATCACCGGCGGCTGCTTCTAAATCTTCTGATGAGGGTTTTGGACCAATGTACGAGGGCGCGTACAACCCAGATGACGACAACTTTACAACCGAGGAAGATGCCAATGAGTTTATGAAGTCTATGAACACACTTGGTGGGATAGTTGGGTATTCGCGTGACGGTGATGCAACCCATTCTGCACCGTAATTAGAGGATGACGATTACATTTGCATCCGCAATGTCTCTTTTAGATATATTCCACGGAGTATTTCTTGCATTTACCACTGGATACATCACGTCTTTCCCACCATCAATCCACTCGGCGTTCGTAAAAGCATATGATTATCCTATCGCGCGGGTAGGTCTCTTTGCCTCCGTACTGGCTACCGCATTTTACGCTCCGGTTACTGCGATCATTTATGGTATGGGCGTGGCCATCATTAGTGAGGATATTCTTAAATCTTCACGCAACAATACCCTTGGAAACACATCCGAGTCGTTTCAGACGGAGATTGAATCCCTACGAGAATCTTTGGATATCAAGGTTGCGCAACAGATGAACCCAGTAGAAGAGGCACTTGAAAAAGTAAAGAACGTTGAACAACTTCTTCGCAAGACAATATCATCTTCCACAAAGAGTTAGATGCACGATTTACTTACGAACCAGAGTATCAGCACCGCTGTTGCAGCCGTGATGATGCTCCTAATGAACCTAACCGGTGGTCAGATATCCGCTGGTTTAACCCCTGGTCAACAACGGGCTCTGCGCTCTCCGTATGTCCGTTGGATTACGATTCTCGCCGTGTTTTACGTAGGAACACGTGACATCTGGGTCTCACTGGGGCTATCCGTCGTAACGATTTTTACTCTTGAATACCTCTTGAACGAATCCTCTAGGTATTACTTGTTTCGTAGGCAGAGACACGATGGAAAGATTTACGCGATGGGAACTGGCGCACTAACAATGTGGAATCATCTATGATCATACATTTAGAACCAGCGTGTTCGCGTCGCTTCGGTCGACACTGAACCTCGTATCGCGGTTTCCTGACCCGTCTTCGCGGACGAGTGATACCCCACGTGTTTGTGTGGCAGGACCACCTGACCGAGGCATTGATGCTCCCCGAGAGCCAGTACCGGCCGATGCAGCGTCGAGCTCACGGAGAATCTCGTTAACATCTCCGGGGCCCTGCATCTCTGACCGCGCGGGTGCTGCGGGTGCGGGATTACCACCTCCCATCATGCTGCCCATCATACCCATCAGCCCCCCAAATCCACCACCACCGCCTCCGCCACCACCACCTCCGCCACCACCACCGCCGCCACCACCGCCGCTCATCGTCTTTGCTGCCGCCGCAGCAACCTGCCGAGCAATCTCCGGGTTCTGTTTTAGGATGTCGTCCATTCCCGGGATTGAGCTCTTTAGCATCGTCTTGGTTAGATGGAACATAAGAGCCGATCCTCCGAGAGAAAACAACAACCTGATCTCCGGTGCCATCTTCGCACGGTCCTTGTACTTTTCATATAGTTCCTCAAACACATCATCATAGTCATCAATACTCTCGTGTACGGTCTCAGACCATCCCTCTAGCTCGGCATCAAAGGGGTCAAACCGGTTGTTCAAAAACTCAATACCGGTAACAGCTGCCATAAGCATCTTTCTCTGGAAGCGAACACTGCTATCCATCTCGCGCGTGGTCTTGATGCGACCATATTCAGAACGGAGTTCCTCCAGGTCAGAAGAAGCATCAAATGTTCTGCTGAGTGTAACGCCCCTTCGTTCCATAGAGTTCAACTTCGCCAACAACTCGTTCTTCTCTCTCGCGAGTTCTGCCTGTGTTTTTATGGGTGCCGGTGGTGTGGCTGGCTTTGATGATGCGTTGTTCCCTCCGAAGCGGAGTCCTGAGAACCAGCCGCCTCCTCCACCGCCGCTCTGTCGTTCACCATCAACATCGTTGCGTACGGATGATTCGGCCTCCTTGTTGATTTCATCAATCGTCTTAAGCGGGGTCGAGGAAGGCATCTGTGTCGGGGCAGGCGCAGACGACTCCATAGGGATATCGTCCAGGTTAAGTTCAATCGGCTTCTCCGAACCATTCAATAGATTCAACCCCATGGGGTCTTTGTCTACAACATCACCTGATGTCGTTAGGTCTCCAAAAATCTCCTTGTCAATGCGGATAACATTATCAGACATCACTACTACAAGATTCCGCAGACGTTGGCTTATATATTAAACGGGGGGTATGTGTTAGATTACAATCGTTCATTACAATCTGGTCTGGGTGTCGCACTCAAGCACATAAGAAGACAATCTGCGAGGTCATCACGCTTGGAGTTGCTCTTGAACCAGCCGAGGTGCTGTGTTTGTCCTGATATCGTGAGCAACTGAGCAACCCTCTGGATACTCTCCTGTTTCCGGTGCGCATACGACCTGCCCCTAGCCTGTGCGCTGGCTTCACGAGTGGAAAGAATCTGGTAGCATCGGTGTGCCGGTGCCGACGCATCGGGTTGTATCGTAAGTTTCTTGGATGCGTTTATGAATGAGACATCTGGTTCTGAGATACCCTGTTCCACCATCTTCATCCGCAGGGTGGTCCATAGGATCATCTGTACGCTCTTCATCATTGCGTTCATCCGTACTGGCTGGTTCTCAATGACGACCTTGTCTACACGCGTATGGATGTCACACAGCCTTTCCGTGATTCGCTTGTGGATAAGAGACAGGGGTATTGTTTTTGATTTTTTAAGAGGGGGTATCTTGTGAAGGTACCACTGTGTCATCTTGTCCGATATTAAAGATTGAATTTCCTTCTTTAGTTTCCGGCGTGAATCAATCCCCATCTCCGAGGCACGGGTTCGGAGAGCAGACACGCTCAGAGATTTAAGTGCCTTGATATCCTCGCTCGTGTACGTGGTCTCGCTGTGTTTCCCGTGGCATTTACACAACCCACCCAGGATATTACCCCCAGACAGTTCAACCCATACCGGATCACGGTTACATGGATTACCCGCTTGTGTTTTTGCGCGACAGGACTCGGGTCGCATCGGCTCATCCTCCAAGTCAACGCGCAGGTCCCATACCCCCCAGTCAAGAACTGACCAGATCGCCGAGCAGTCACCGACACTATCACCTGTAAGGCACCAGGCAAGATTTTTAACACCGATATCAAATGAAAGAACCTTCATTCTGTCTACCTCTCTGAGATAGATAGAATGTATTAGTACGTCGTGAGTTACTGAGTTGTTCTTCGAAGTGTTGTCCGGTGTCTTTGCCTGCGTCTCTTCCTGTGTCTGCGTGCTTGTGTTTTATTGTGTGTAAATCCGTTACGACGCTTATTGCGACGAGTATATCTCCCTGCTGGGATATCATTATGGTTTGTATGCACCTGTATAAGACCCGATTCTATGGAACGAAGTGTTCTTTCGTCGGGGGAAATCCTGGTCTTCCCCATACGATTTGTAATTCTTCCTATCGCATCCCGAACCGCGCGAGGGCCCATCTTCGCATCCCGACCAGACTTGCCAATCCCGCTGTAAAAATATATCCTACCTGAATCCGTCATCGACCGATAAAAATATATCCTGTCTTCTTTGCGAGGGTGTTTGATGGATATATACTTTCCTGGATGAAGGCCCAGTAGGTCGCGAAGGGATACTCCCGAAAGATGAAGGTCCGCAAAGACATTTTTAGTAGCCTTAATATGCTTATCCGTTTCGGGTAATAAGAATGTAAACACGTCCTTGAACACACCATAGATTGTGTGTTTCACAAAGTTTGTAGGGAAAAGACCCACTTCATCCACCATTTTCAGAGTACGCGATTTATTAGAAGGCTTCCCACCAGATATCTTACCATCTTTCACGTATATTGACCCGGCCAGAGCAGAAATACCTGCCGTTGCAACAGCCTCGCGCCTGGATTTGTTTATGGACGCCAACAATTTACTCACCGGGGTATCCACCGAAGCAGCCGCCATAATCTATACTTGACGCATATAATCAGGGTCTCGGCACACTCCCCCAGAAATCCTCTGCGTATCTGCGCACGGGTATTTCCTGTCCTAGAGCCAATGTGGAACGTGCCTCCAATATCTGCTGCTGGGTTCGTGGCGGTAGGTCAAGTTGTCCGGCATAGAACTCCGGTCCACGACGCGAAGGAGCATACGTGAGCCCCTTGTACGGAACCATTGTATCCAGCGTGGCAATCGTGTCACCCAAACAATGGTCACGGTCCCACACGCGGAGGGTTACGTGTGGCGGCAGGAGTATCGCCCCACCGTTCGCGTAGTATGCATTTGGGACATCACACACAATCGTATATACTCCACCAGTGACCTCGGATACTCCACAGTTCTTCCCTGTGATTGCCACGGTGGGAGACGGGTATGCTTGGTATGAACCAGTCTTGCTCAACACACGCTGCGGTGGGTCCGCAGCAAACCACTGGACCGCAGATGCCCCGGGAGCAACCCCCTTAATCATTATCGTGTTTTCATTATAACCAGCCGGATGACGATGAATCACCCCACTCGTAGCAACACCTTTAAACGAAACCATCCTACTTCTACACACACTCCATAAATCAGACGCGGTCACCCAGCGTACCACGAAGCCACGCGGTTGTACTTCCACCAGCAGGAGTTGAATCTCGCATATTCAAAACAAGCGTCTCCGAAGAAAGACCCCAGCGCGGGTCACACCTTGGCATCGCTGGATAACCACAATCACTCACACGCGTGTCTTCACGAGTGAGGTTATCCGGCTGTATGTGAGAAGTCAGGGTGTTCCCAGATCGTACCTCTGCTCCAATCGCACCCGGTAAATCTTGTCGAAGAATCTCTACTCCACTTTTTGCTACCGGAAGAATCAGCTGCTTGGGCGGTGGTGGTACGTAGGATTTGCCCCACGGGTCTCCAGTCTGCACCCTTGATTCTGCCGTTCGCCGGCTCGTCATGTATCCACCCGACGTTTGTAACATCGCGTTATACAGATGGCCGCGTCCCGTATTGATAATACAAGGAGACCTCCAGTCTGTAAAGACGCGCCCGTCTGACATTCTAGCGGGGCTGTCCCAATGACGATTGTCCGTAGTCCTCCAACATCCACGAACCTGCATTACTACCATCACATACCAAGTTATCACGCAGTATCCTCCACAATCTCCTCGTCAGCACCATTATCGTCCGCGCGAACCGATATGTGATGCTCCTGTACGAGTCGTATCAGATCCGCCTTCTTTACACCACTCGGAATAGGGA